GTATTTTTAACACCTTTACTTAAATTTATATAATTACCATTATTAAACCCGTAAAAAAGTGCACTATTATTTTCACCGGTATCTATTATTAAAAGTGGTGGATTTCGAATTTTACAACGCTTAAATATAAAAATATACATTGCTGACATCATAGCATCGTTAGTGCCTAGTGCTATTCCTTGTCTCGAGTGACTCAAATTAGCTAAGTATAATATTTGTGCAAAATCACCTAAAAATTTTCCAAGAATGGTATCAATATTAGTAGTATTTGCTGCCGTACTCGCTTGTGCTGCGGACACACCTGCATTTATTTCACGATTACCTTTATTTAATATATAAGTATCATTTAACGTTGGTTTTATCCATAGATTTCCAATTTTAAAATTTGTTTCGTCAAAATTCCAATAGTGGCGAGATTTTGGTGAGTTTTGTGTGAGAAATGGAGATAGTTCAGATTCAAAAGAACTGGATTTATAAACACCTGGGTCAATTAGATTAGTTATATTGTTAAATTTCATAATTTTCCTTTTACCCCCTAATTTACTTCTCTCTTGTAATTTTGTTATTACACCCCTTTTACTTTCAGCATCAATATGAACTAATAAAGGATTAGTAACGTTGGATTTAATAGAACTCACATTTATTTGTGTGGATAAGATACTAATACCTTCATTTATTCCAAATATATGATCTAAATTATGTTTAATTAATTTTTCCCAATTCCCCGTACCATCTTTATATATAATACCATTACTACCCTGTTTAATACCAGATTTTTTGTTGTATAAACTTAAAATATTGTTAATCATTGGTGTATTTCCGCGAGGTAATGTAATATCACCTTTTATGAATATCTTTTTAAAACTTGATTCTAAGAATTGCTGAAAAGTCCGTTTTGTTGATCCGTCGTGTGTTAAATCCAACCATATAAGAAATAAGAAATCTATTTCAAAATTTGTATCGCCTTGTGTACGCTTATTAAAATCTCTTGTTTTCATATCATTAGATAGTGGAACGTAATTATTTTTTATTTGATCTATTTGTTTAGCAATTATTTCTTTTCGACTGTTTGTATTTTTGTTTGATAAAAATCTTGTTATCTGGGTATACACCGATTTACTATATATTAGTTTAAGACCTCTTGTAAATATATTATTAGCATTATTAACAAGCGTGTTAAAATCCTGATTTATAAATTCACCTAATCTGTTTGGTAACTTTTTAATGGTATTTGGGCGTATATTAGTTTGTGATACATTATTAGGGAAAGTCGAAAGCAACTTCTGCGCGACGTTTCGGGCTTTGTTCGTTACCACACCCCTATTTCTATTTATTGGTTTACGAACTTTTGAAGAAACTGGACCAGATTCACGTTTTTTCAACTTCCCTATTTTTTTTCTATATTCAATGTTCGCTGTGGTATTTTTTGGAACTGAAAAATTTTTTTCTAGTGGGTGCCAATTTTTCCCTATTTTTTTTAAAGGTAACGTTCTTACTTTACCAGTATAAACCTTACGGTTGGCACCAGTATAAACCTTATGACTGGCATTGGCACTAACAATTTTATTTCTATTTTTATTATTAATTTTATTATTTTTAATATTTGTTTTTGGTCTATATATAAACCTGTTTTTATTAAGGTTATACCCAACATTATTATTATTATTTCTTTTTATGGTTTCGTTTTCATTTTCATTTGTATTGGTTTTGTTATTATTCATTGAATTATTATTATTATTAATTCTATTAGAACTCATTCTTATCATTGATATATATTTTTATACTAAAGGAAAACTTTAGCAGAAAAATATGTTAATCGTCCATTCTATACTGGAGTAAATTGATTATGTCTAAGAAATAATCGAGCGATGCATCTATGAAATCACCACCGTAATTCTTTTTTAAGATATTGTTTGTATCAAAAACAACAAATAAGGCAAATAGTAACGACCCTATTTTCGCGTATTTTTTTTCACCGGGGCTAAAGAGTCGCGAGAGTATGAGCGCTAAGAGACCGAAGAATAAGAGTACACCGAGTGGTCTTAGATCGAACCCGAATTGGACGCTAAGAAGACCAAGTATAAACATACCTATGAATATAGTAACGACCTCTAAAAGTGCCTCTTTTATATTAGCTTGTGGCGAAAGGTAAGCGCCCATGAGAATCGATATGATCGTGAATAGACCAAACTTGAACGGTAAACTTAATTTAGTAAATACGAGTACTAAAAATAAACCTATTAAAAGGAGTAAATTAAACAGTGCATTTCTGGCCATGAATTCGCTATACGATGGGCTTTCTATGACGGTTTTAGCGGATTGGTACGCGACGAGACCCTGAAAAATAAGATTTGCAAATACGGCGCTCATGAAAGGTGCTTTTCCCTGTAATGCGTTCATTTATAATTCGTCAAGATAATTTTCACCGCGACGTTTTCTTTTTATTAAAACAATTCCGAGTGTGAGTGATATTAACCAACACTGAAATTGTGATAATCCGTAAGGTTCTTCGATCATAAACATTTTTAATTGTATATTATACTATTTATAACTTTATCTTGTTTTGTAATCTTGTGAGCGTGTAATGATGGTACAAGTGTGTACCAGATAAGAATAGGGATATATACGCTACTGGGTTTTGTCTTGCACGTTTATCGAGTAATATGAGTAATGCTAATGTTAAAGTTACTATAGCTGGCATGGTAAACAAAAAGAATTGAATATCGGTTAATTTGGCACTTTTTTCGGGTTGGGTATCCATTTAGTATAATTGAATATTTTTTTTTCTAAAGATGTTTTCTACAAACGGCCATGTACATTTCCTTACCACCTACGAGTTCGACCTTATCGCTATTAACGATACGTTTCGTAAAAGGACCGTGTGTTCCGTCCATACATTCCATACACATAGCTGATAATTTGAAAACTTTATCAGCGAGTGGTATACAATCTAAAATTTCACCTATTTTATCCTGTTTATAATCACCGTCGAGACCTGTTAATAAAACTGTTTTACTGTCACCAAGTGCCTTTTTAACAAAAACTTTTAACCCTATGAAAAACTGCGCTTCGTCTATGGCTATTATGTCTACTTTATCGTAATTGAGTTCGTTAAGATTATTTGTTTTTATACAATCAAATTTCATGTTATCATGTGTTCGTAGAACGTGTTCTAAACACCGTGTATCTTTACTCGAGTTTATGACGAGTATACTTTTTCCTATAACCTCGTACCTTTTTAAACGTCGAACGAGTTCGGACGTTTTACCCGAAAACATGTTCCCCATTATGATTTTCAAACTCATTATTAATTAGTATTGAACTTATACTTTTAAATATAATGTTAATATAATATATAATGTATTTTAATACATATGTTATAAATTTGGATTCGCAAAAGAAACGGTACGAAGTTCAGGAAAATAAACTTAACGAGGTTGGTATATATCCTACGCGTATAAGTGGGTATATGTACGATGACATTAGTAAAATAGAAATAAAAAAACATTTTGGTTTTCTTTTAGGAGTCGATAGTTTTGCGTCTAGATCTGGTATTGGGTGTACGTATAGTCATATACAAGCACTTAAATATTTTTTAGATAATGATCCTTATAACGTTGCTTTGATAATGGAAGACGATGCTTTTCCTTTATTTACTAACGTTGATCATTTGGAAAAGAAACTTGATAATATAGATTGGGATTATCTAAGTTTACACTGTGATGGTATATGTCCTAAAACAAAAGATAAAAATACTAAGTATTCGGGGTCGACAGCGGCATATTTTATTACACGTGAAGGTGCGCAAAAAATAATAAACCATAAGCATTCGACACACATTGATATGGAGACAAATGGTATTAAAAATTTAAATAAAAAGGTTGATTATAAAAATTCGTTTTGGACGGATGAAGATAATATAATGGGAGGTGAAATAAGTACGAATAGGTATAAAAGGTATTGTCCTCAAATAATAGAAGACTTAACAAAGTATATGTATAATAGGGGTGAAAAAACGATATGTCATACTAAAGATTATGGTATGATTCGTATTCCTATTATTGGGTATAATGTAACGAATGGAGATGTATTTTTTATTCAAACAGTTATACTTTTTATAATTTTATGGATACTTGTGAGACGATTAAATAAATTAAAGAAAGTTTGAGTATATAAATAAAATATAATGCCGGAAACACTTCAAATTAAACGATTAACACTGGATGCAACTTTACCGACACGCGCGTCTCCAGGTTCAGTTGGGTACGATTTATACAGTTTAAACGATTTGGTTATTCAACCAAATTCTAGGGATATTGTAAGTACGGGTGTGTGTGCGACTATTCCTTATGGGTGTTATGGTCGCATAGCGCCTAGATCAGGTTTAACTGTAAAATACGGAATTCACGTCGGGGCGGGTGTGATTGACCCTGATTATACGGGTGAACTTAAGGTCTGCTTATTTAATCTCGGATCAGTTCCGTTCGAAATTAAACAAGGGGAAAGAATTGCTCAGTTGATTTTAGAGAAGTGTTCGACACCTCTTATACAAGAAGTAAATGAATTACAAAAAACTATGCGCGCGAACCGAGGTTTTGGTTCTACGGGGACGTTATAATTAATTATTAGTTACCGAATGCGACGCCACCCATACCATTCTTAATCCTGAGAATGTTATAGTTGACCGCATACGCACGAATCATATCAATGTTTGTACTCCCTGGAGTATTAATATTTATCTTCGCGTTATCGATTCGCGAAAAGTTCAAGGTACCCGTTGGTTGAGACTTGTTCATGGTAAGACAGAATGGCCATGTATATATTTTTTCCGAATCGACCGTGGTGTTAAGAACCGAACAGTGTCTCGATGGAACGATGTTTCTGTGGTATTCGTGTGTCATATTTTCAAAGAGTGGAGCACCGTTGATGAACATAGACGCGTCAGTTAAAGTGTATGATGTGGCGTCGATTTCAGCGTTGGCGTCTCCAATAGTGGAACCCGCAGCTATATGAACGGCCTTTACTGGGTGGTTAAAGTACGAAAGATCGACCGACGTATCGGAAGCAGACATTGGTTGATGTTGTGTTTGTGTAATGAGAAGTTCGTGTTCACCGTTTGCAAAGAATTCGCGCTCATCTGTGTCGACAAATACGTACGAACCGTATACCTTTGGAGAAGAACCCAAGTTAAACGTACCATTTCTACACTTAATTCTAATTTCAACTTCGTGGTATTGAAGACCGACGAGTGGTAAAGATTTCGTCCAATCTTCACTAAAGAAGAATGGGATTATGTAACTATTGGGGGAAACATTATCACCACCATCTTGGGTCGTCGCGGCACACACCGCTTTCGCCGACGATTCATTGTATAACGTATTATGTATGGTATTAATAAAAAGTGAATCCAGTTTTGTAACTTCTTGACCACCAATCCACAAAGAGAATTCAGTTGGTGAAGTTTCATCCGATGTTGTATTCTTGGATTTAAAAATACATTTATCATGATTATTATTGTTAATATTGGCATTTTCAATCCACACGTAACTCAAAAGATCACCTTTCGATTTGATAGGTATAGATACTTCATTGCCTGAAGTGAATGTTCCGATATAATCCATACGTTCTGGTTTTATAGAGAAGTTGGTATGACGTTTATAGTTTTGTCTGAAAAATGAGACTTGTGGGTCGCCTGTGATGTACACATCTTGTGCACCTACTGATACTAGATCGATCAAAGCAGCTGACATATTTTACTAATATAGTATATTAAAAAAATCGAGCGATAACGTAATAAGAAAAATGGTCGTCTTTCAAGCACTTACCTGGGAAACTGAAGACAAAGATGACCAACATTTAGTACATATATTTGGTAAGACACAGAGTGGTAAATCTATATGTCTCACTACACACTTCCCTCCTTATTTTTTTATTAAATTACCTACTGATGGTTACGATAAACGTGCTGAGTTATATTACGATAGTATTAAACAGGTGTGTCCTGGTTTAAAAATGAGTTACGATATACAGTCTTCTATGGATGTTTGGGGATTTCAAAATAGTAAAAAATTTTATTTTATGAAACTTAATTTCGATACACTCGCGAATCGTCGTAAGGTTGGGTATATGCTAAAAAGACCTTTGAAAATGTATGAATGGGTATTCAATATTGTGAACGAACAAGAAACTGGGCAATGGAAATATACTGGTGAAGAGATAAAATTGAAACTGTATGAGTCTAATTTGGATCCTGTACTTAGATTAATGCACACAACTGGTATTCAGTCAACTGGGTGGTTAGATTCTGGTAGTGAGTGTACTGAAGCGAATTATGCAAATACTGATATTGATATAACGTGTAATAATTGGAAAAATTTAAAACCGGTCGATAAACCTGAAACTGCACCTTTTGTAGTTGCATCTCTTGATATTGAATGTAATAGTTCGACTGGTAAATTTCCTGATGCTGAGATATTAGGTGATTGTTGTTTTCAAATTGCAATTTCCCTATGTTCTTTTGGTAGCGATGTTCCTTATAACAAAACCTGTTTTTGTTATAAACAAACGGATAGTAATCTTGAAGATTGTACTATTCTAAGTTACGATTCTGAGTGTAAGATGCTAGAAGCGTTTAGTAAATACATGTTAGAAATGGATATAGATATAATAACTGGTTGGAACATATTTGGTTTTGATATGAATTATATAATGACGCGAGCTGATATGGTTGGGTGTTCGCCTGAATTTTATGAAATGAGTAAGCTTAAGGGTCATACGTGTGAGATGAAAGTAAAAAAATTGTCTTCGAGTGCACTTGGTGATAATGAACTTAAATTATTACCTATACCCGGTCGTTTCATTTTTGATATGTTTCACGAGGTTAAAAAGGGGTACAAACTCGATTCGTATAAACTCGATAACGTTTCAAAATTATATTTGGGTGATCAAAAGATTGATATGCCTGCTAAAGAAATGTTTGCTCGTTTTAGAGAGGAAGACCCTATAAAATTACGTGAGGTTGCAGAATATTGTATAAAAGATACTTTACTTCCACATAAATTACTTTCTAAATTATGTACACTTATAAATCTTCTTGAAATGGCAAAAGCGACATGGGTTCCTCTATGTTATTTAGTTGAGAGAGGTCAACAGATTAAAGTGTTTAGTCAGTTAACTAAAAAAGCGAGGGAAATGGGGTACCTTGTTCCCACTATAGAGTGGGGACAGGGTCTTGTCGATGGGTACGAAGGTGCAACTGTATTGGAGGCGCAAAAGGGTGCGTATTATACACCGATAACCGCCCTTGATTTTGAAGCCCTGTACCCGTCTATAATGGTGGGACACAATTTGTGTTATTCTACTTTGATAATGGATCCTGTATACGAAAATAAAAATTTATATCCTGATTTAGAGATCGAAACGTTTGGAAATTATAAATTTGTACAAAATGTACCGAGTCTTATACCAAGTATATTAACAGAACTTAAACAGTTTAGAAAACAGGCTAAAAAAGATATGGCTAATTCGACGGGGTCTTTGAAAGAGATGTATAATGGTAAACAATTAGCGTATAAGATTTCAATGAATTCTGTATACGGTTTTACGGGTGCGTCTAAAGGTATGTTACCGTGTGTGCCTATAGCGTCTTCTACAACTATGAAAGGGCGTATGATGATAGAGGATACAAAGAATTATGTTGAGAAACATTTTCCGGGTGCAAAGGTAAGGTATGGTGATTCTGTAACACCAGATACACCTTTACTCATTCGTCGAGATGGTATTATTGAAACGTGTAGGATTGATACACTTATAAATGATTATATTAAGAGAGATGATGGTAAGGAAATTGGTTTTATACACGCGGATGTATGGACAGAATCCGGTTTTACTCCGATTAAACAAGTCATACGACATAAAACAAATAAGAATATTCATCGTGTATTAACACATACCGGTATAGTAGACGTAACTGAAGACCATAGTTTACTTCTTGAGAATAAAGAAATGGTTAAACCATCTGAAGTTTCTATTGGGATGGGATTATTACACGGTAATTCAATTGAAGCATTTTATAGTAAAGATACAGGTATTACTATAGATGAAGCTAAGGTAATGGGGTTCTTTTTCGGTGATGGTTCATGTGGTACATACAGATGTAAATCTGGAGTTAAAAGTACGTGGGCTCTCAATAATTCAAAAAAGGAATATTTACGAGAAATGCAAAAGCTCTGTCCATTTGACACGAAAATATATGATACAATTGAAAGTTCGGGTGTTTATAAACTTAACGCACGAGGTAATGTTTTAGAAATTGTCGATAAGTATAGAAGTTTGTTTTATAATGAATATAGAGAAAAGGTAGTTCCTTCGTGTATTCTAAATGCATCTCATGGTATAATACAGGCTTTTTTCGATGGGTATTATATGGCAGATGGAGATAAGGATCAAAATGGATATACACGCATGGATATAAAAGGTAAAGAAGGAAGTATGGGTATGTATATATTAGGTAGAAAACTTGGTTATAATGTTTCTATAAATATAAGATGTGATAAACCGAACGTTTTTAGACAGACTTGGACAAAATCTACACAAAGAAAATCACCTATAAAAATTAAAAAACTTGAATATTTAGGTCAAACGGATGGTTACGTTTACGATTTAACGACCGAATCACATCATTTTCACGTTGGGCCGGGTGATCTCGTTGTACATAATACTGATTCTGTTATGGTTGAATTTGATGTAGGTGAACGTAAAGGTGAAGATGCTATTAAATATAGTTGGGAACTTGGTGAACGCGCTGCAGAAGAGTGTACAAAACTTTTTAAGAAACCAAATAATCTCGAACTTGAAAAGGTGTATTATCCGTATTTTTTATATTCAAAGAAAAGGTATGCGGCAAAACTATGGACACAAGGTAAAGATGGCAAAATGAATATGGATTATATAGATGTGAAAGGACTTCAACTTGTTCGGCGTGATAATACTCCTTATATGCGTGAAGTTTGCAAAGAGTTACTTGATGTTATATTGGAAAGTAACGATACGAGTACACCTAAAGCTTTAGCTTTGCAGCGCGCAGTAGAGTTATTAGAAGGTGATGTACCTAACGAAAAACTTATACTTTCGCAACAATTGGGTGATTCGTATAAATCTGATAATCTACCACACGTACAGGTTCGTAACAAGATGCGTGATAGACAACCTGGTTCTGAGCCACAATCTGGTGACAGAGTTCCTTACATTTTATGTAAAACTTGGGATCCTAGAGCAAAAGCTTACGAGAAAGCTGAAGATCCGAAATATGCAGCTGATAACAAAATGGATATAGATTATCCATATTATTTTCTTAATAAATTTATTAACCCTATATGTGATCTTATAGAACCATTATTTGATAACCCTAAAGAAGAAATATTTGGTGAACTCATAACACGTTCTAAACCCGAAAAACGAAGTAAATTATGTGATTACGATCCTAAACAGAAACGTATATCAGATATTTTTAAACTTAAAAAATAAGTTATATTGTATAATAATACGATGGATATTACAACTTTTTCACAAACGATCGAGGTTTTTGAAAAAAACATGAAATATCTTATAAAATATGAGCTCATTCATATGTATCGTAAAATATCAGAAAAATATAAAATACCGTTTGACGAACTTATTAAAAAGTGTGAATATGTTTATAAAGATGAGGATATATCGTTTCCAAAAATGTTAGATATAAGAGAAAATGCACAATTAGAGTTTAGGTTAACGAATGCTATTCATAACACGGCTATAGAAAGACTTGATATTGTAAAATGTAATACGATTGAACGTTTATCACGGGAAAAGAAGGGGCTTATTAATATATCATCTTGTTTAGAGTACATAGTTGATACACATACCCGAGATTCTGGGTGTAACAAATTGTGTTGTGGAATATCAAATAATGGTAAAATATGTATGAAATCTGCTAAATGGACGGTAGGTTCGTATAAATTTTGTAAAAGTCATGCAAAAAGGTTAAAGATTGATGACGTCCCTGTTATTTCTAATTGGACTAACATCCAATACAAAGATACTAGTAGTAGTAGTACATCTAATAGTACTTCTGATGATGAATGCTCCCCACTTCCTATTTCAAAAACAATTTTTAAATAAACTTAAAGTTAAATTTACAAAAATATATAAGATGAATAAATCAGATATATTATTAACGTCTATAGATTCTTTTTATAAAGAATCGAAAAATAAAGATGTTTTAAAACAGATACTCAATAAATCGGGTGGCATTTCTTTGAGAAACCTTGAATGGTTCATAACAAATTATTCTAAAAAAAATAATTTAATGTATAAAACTAACGATGGTAAAATTTTTAGTGTTCACTGTGCTTATAAATCGAGTTTAGATGGTTATAGTAAAAAGTTGTTTGACCCTTTTTGTAGAACAGATAAGATTAGTTACATGATACCAGGTACAACTGATGAAATTCATACTACTGTTGCACAGTTAAATTTTATCAGATGGTGTATAAAAAACAATATAATAGAATACATTAAAAACAATAAAAATAAGTTATTTAATAAGCACGACTAATATACCCGTTTTCAAACGTATATGTTTGGTAACCTACATAATAAATATGTAGATTATAGTCGTCGGTTAAACCGTTTGTCATTTTAATATCTAAAACGGTCATATTAGATTGTAACTGACTAAAATCCAAGCTTCCCGATGGTTCCACATTTATCGGATTCATCGAGAATGCAAACGTATATATATTTCGTAAAGGTCTTGCTAATCGAGACAAGAATGGTACGGTATATTTATAATATTTATGATCAGTATCTTGAAACCCTGGTACATCTTCACCATTTACAAAAATTTTAGCACGTGACATTGGAGGATTATAAAATTCATTAGTAATTGAATACGTATCTTGTGTAGATAAATTATATCTATTATGAAAGTAGTATTTATTATTATTGGTTGAATTATCGAAACCTGGTCCTCTTGATATAGATTCATTTTCGAACAGAGTTTTCCTAAAAAACCAGTTAATTGATTTAACCGGTATTTTAGGTACAAGTTCTATTTTTGTATTAGAAACACCTGAATTTATAAGGAGAGATGGGTGTTTCTGTACTATATCTGTAATGAAAGTTTGTTTATTATTTTTCAAATACATACGTTCTGCATTTTCAATTGTTATTTCCTCGGTAATAATATCAAAACTATTCAATGATAAAGTAGAACTATCGTCCGTAAAGAAATTCTGTGGAAAAAATTCAATATCAAATTGTATTTTTTGTTTGTGTATAGCACACGTTGGAAAATAGGGTCGATTAGGTTTATTAGTTTCGTATTCATCGTTTTCGTATTTTCTCGAAAAAAATAACGGTATGGGAATAAAAAGTTTTGATTTTTTTTGTGATAATACTGACTTATTTGCTATAGATGTACCTTGTGCTAAATTCCTGTTTATAGAGTATCTTAAAGTTCTTTTTTCCGATTCGTCTAAATAAAGTTCGTCATGAATTATACCCCAATCTGCGTGAAACTTTTCAATGACGAGTTCATCTACACGCATAGTCACTGACTTTATAACGTGACGACCAACTTGATCGGAATAATTAAAATTAGCATTGGAAACTCCTGGTATCTCAAATGAAATGTACATATTTGATAATAGATCACCCATATTTTTCGGGTTAAGCGTTACACTAACATTTTCATTAAATGGCCAATTTGATGAAGCATTAGATGGTTTATTAACAACAGTACTTTTATGAAATTTTGTAAAATTAGAATGTCGTCTTTTACTTGTATTTGTAAAAAAAGATTTATTCTGATCATTTTCTATCAAATACGTATCCTGTTTACCAATTGCATTTAGTGATATTATAGACCCTGTATTTGGACCACTTGTATCACACATACTACTTAATATATATAATTTTTTAAATGGGGTTATACACGACCATTTGTCTATTTTTGAAATTTTTGGAAACGTATCTATGTAAAGATTGATACCAAAATAAAATATCTTCTTTTTTTAAAGAGAAAGGGTGAACGCTTAGATTTTTAGTTTTACCTATTTCCCTTGATAGTAATTGTTTTATACTTGGTTTTTTAACATGTGTAAAACAGGAAAAACATAATCGTTTTAATTTTAAACCATAAAACTTATAGAACATTTCATTATTGTATAACCAGATTGGGTTAATACGTCTATATTTCCTAATAAGTTCACGAACTTCGTAATTATTCGATTTAATATAAGGATTTAAAGGTGCGTTGCAATTAAAACAAAATCCTTTACAATTAATATACATAAAAGAAAAACAAATTATTCTTTTATGTACTATAATGAAATTAGACAACCTGATGGAACTCCTATTATAGGTATAAATTATGAAGAAGAAAGACCACCTGTGGCAAATGTTTTACCTAGTAATGAAACTCAACAAGTTCAACAACAAGAACCTGAGTATGAATTGTTTAATTCGGTCATGATAGCTTGGTTAAATGTATTTTTAGTTGCATTAAGTATACATTATACAATTTTGTATGATAATCTCTTAACTATAATTAATTGTTTGGCGTGTGTATTACCGCTACATAGTATAGAAAATAACAGTATACATGGTATTTTCTTATATACTATTTATGTTATGATTGCAATGTTAGTAACAACATTTTTAGGGTTTTATGAATATATTTGGTATTATGTTATATGTAATGGTATAATTACATGTATTTTTATAACCTCAGTGGTGAAATATATAAAATATATTAGGAATAGACGCCAAATAAGAAACCAAAATGAACATGTTGTATGAACAAAAAGATTTAGATATTGCTAAAGGTTTATATAAAAACCAGCAAGAAAAGTGTGAACGTTTTGCGAGAAGTATTCATAAACTCAGAGAGTCTCGCAAAAAGTACGATGATAAAAGAGAAAAGAGTAAAATAAAGTTTATAGAAGTAGTCCCCGAACATATAAACCATGATAATAGAACAAAAACTATTATGTGTTCAGCTATAACAATGAGTGGAAAAAGATGTACATTTAAAGCGTCTTGTGGAAAATATTGTAAAAAGCATACAAAAAAATTAAATATATTGTAATAGTAAATGTTAGATCAGGAAACGCTCAGACCTGTTATAATAGGAATGGCTCTTTACCTTGCCATTTCTCAAATCGTTCCAGAAATTTTAAAAAAACCAACTAATATTAAATTTATAGATGATATTGTTGCCATGCTTATAGCCCAAAGGGGGTCACTCACTTCCGGAGCTATTCTGACTGGTATCATTATTCTTATTACCAATTACATTAACGACGAATTCTTGTAATACATTTTCTTTACAAGTTAACGCGCGAGTTTTCGGGTGATCCATATATCTTAACTTCTTGTTATATGCATCTTCCATAAATTTCATGAGTTGGTTTACGTCAGGTTTACCCCATTCCATACCAGCTTTATATAAAAAATCGTCTCTTGGTAACTTTTGGATTCCACACTTTATCACATAAGGTGTTTCTATATATTCCGTTGCACCTCCGTACTCTGTTATGATCACTGGTTTATTTCTAATTGCTGCTTCTACAGCGCCCATACCCACACCTTCAGACGATGAAAAACTTACGTAACAATCGGATTTATTGTGTATATCTTCCATATATTCATCTGACAAAAGATCATTAATTATTGTAACATTTGGTATATTTATATTAACTGGCTGTATACAGGTTGCTTTAACAATTAACCGTGCATCAGGTTTATTTAACCGAATGAAACATTCTAATATTTTATTAAAATTCTTTCGTGGATCGTATACGTTACCTATATGATAAAATGTATAAGGTCTTTTATCAGGTATATGTGCATGTAGTACAACAAAGTGTTTATCAGGGAACTGTCGTTTAAATATGTTTTTACAATATTCACTTGGTACGAGAATTTTATCGAATAAATCGAAAAGTTTACCGTAATCTTCATGAACTGTTTCGGTTTCACAGACGGTCATACATGTCACATTTTTTATTTTCCTTTTGATTTCGGGTATTCTATCTAACCAATATTGTACAGGAAGCGCGAATATAAAAGCACTATCAGATTCTGGTATTTCTTGGTTTATTTCAATATATTTAGTGTACCCAACTTCAGGAAAAAGATTCATATATTTTTTACAATGTTGTCCAATCCCGCTCAGGAGAGTTGGGCCGATGAATAACATTTACTATAAAGATAATATTTCTTTTATATATATTACGCAATGGATTTCATTAGAAGACAAATTGATTCTGAATCTCAAAGACCAAAGGTTCGACCAGAAGCTGTTTATGGTATACTTAGACAAATCGCTGATCTCATCGAACCACCGACCGTTGTAGCAGCACCAACTCCAGCACCAACTCCAGCACCAACTCCAGCACCAACTCCAGCACCAACCCCAGCACCAACTCCAGACGCTAAACCAACTGCTAAACCAGCCGCTAAGAAAGTTGTTTCACCAACAAAAAAGGCTCCAGTCAAAAAAACACCAGCTAAAAAGGCTTAATAAAGTTAAAACCTTTGTGGCATAGGCATTTGTACTTGTACGGGTGTGGGTACATTTTTACGTTTTAACATATAAAACCCACCTCCTAATAATAGAATAACTGTAAAAAGGTAATAAAGTGGATATTTTTTCTTTTTTTCCTTTTCCATTTTATCGATATCCTCCTTATCTGGAAGCTTTTTAACGTTTACGTTAAGTTCATCTATCTTCCCGATAAGTTTGTGTAAAGCCTCAAGAATTTGAACTTCTTTGTTTATAGGTTTTTCCTTTACGTCTATTGTTGTAATTTCTAACGTCATGTACCATTCCGAATCAGGTTGTAGTTTTACATAATCACCGTCACCTTGTTGTTCATATATTTCAAAATTGAGTTTTTGTATTGATATAGGGTTAAACAAAGACGTTGGTCTATTAAACGATTTCCATTGTTTATCATGTAATTTTAAATTACTCGAACCGTCAAATGCTCTTTCTAAAGGTATACGTGCAAATATTTGACCTTTTCGTTCATTTAGAATTTGTGCTACTTTTGGTATGTCTTCGCATATAATATCTATGTATTTTGCACCATTCGATGTACCAGTTCCAGATGTACCTACTTGTGTTACATAAAAATCAACAACTTTTAACCCACATACTTTACTTATATCGGATACGTGTGTATTAGATGAAAGGTTGAGATTAAAAGAAAACGTGTTATTTGTACCCGTAACAAAATTCGAATCTATTGTTATGTATTGAACTTTTTTAGGTAACTCCTGGAGTGAAACCATATTATAATTACAATATAAAAAAATAAACGTAAATAATAGCATGTTTGCATTTTATTCGAGTGTATCTCGTTTATTATCATGGAATAGGACAGACATGGTAACATCTAAAAATACGTGCACGTCTATAGATCCTATATCTACAGAAATAAAAAATCATTTAGATACGATGTTAACCCCCGATTTTTCTAGGGATGTGTTTATTGCGAAAAATGATGCCGATGAAATTGTTATTTTAGAATATTCTAAACACGACAAAACATTTGATCATTATCGACCTAAGTTTTTTAAATATAAATAAAGAATTATAATAAATAAAAAATATATGAAATGGACTACATGCACTTACACACTTACGACTACAAACTCGCTTTCTGTCAAGCGACAAATGAACTCTGTGAGGATGTTCAGAGGATTATATGGGAAAAATCCCAAAAATACGAATACGAAAATCTCGTGTGTCCGGGAGCCCCACAAAAAGAGAGAAGAAATACACGATTCACAGAGGAAAGACTCCAAACGTTGGTCGGAAAATGGAGAGAAAAGTGGGGGGAACCCGATAGTTTCTAAACGTAAACCAAGTACTGCTGTTATAACTATAATGAAAGGTGGTAAAACAGCTTATATATTGGTAGATGATTTAGAGATTGAAGAGTTACAAACGCGTATTAAAATAGCTACAAATGGTTCAATGCGAGAGAAATTTGGATCGTACATTTTTTTAAACACTGATAAAGAATTAAATAATAATATTAAATAAAATGGAAAGTGTAATAACGAATACTCGTACTTTGGTATGTTTAGCACCTAAAAATCGCCGTAAAGTTGTGAAATGTATTAATAAACCAATGGAAGATGCCGAAAGAAGAGGAGGAGAAGCGAGTAAGAAAGAAATACACGATTCTCAGAAGAAAGAATCAAAACGTTTACCAGAAAATAGAGGTGATCAATTGTATAATCGTATGAAAACACTGGCTTATGAAGAGTTTTGTCACAAAGATTTTAACCGCGAAGAGTATGATTCGTATTCATTGGTTTTATACAGAACAATGTTAAACGAATTGTCATACGAAAGACGTCATTTGAAATATACAACCCTTTTTGGTGATAAATGGAGACATTTAACAATAAATAAAGATCCGTTTATATACGATAAAAAAATAAACGATATCCAGGATCGTATAAATGAATCGATAATGAGATCCGAAGAATTTCTTGAAAAAGAAAGAAAATTTAAAAAAAAATATTTCAGTGACGAACATATCGACCTTGATATATTATAATATAATAGATGCTTAATGAATAAATTGTAATGTATATTAATTAATGTTAAATATAATAAACCCTTCTCAAAAAACAATTAGGATTTCTTGCCCAACTAGGAGAAAAGAAGGTATAGCGGAATACGAACAAATAAAGTCTAAAATTAAAAAAACAACTCTAAGGTACGGAGCTGCAGTTTCAACGTATCACTTTATTTTTCATACACCCGTTGATGGTATATCTGCGAGTGTTGGTACATTAGCGTCTTATATATACGTAGATTCGCTTTCATCTTACGTCGATAATATCGAAAAAACACAAGGTTTGAATAAAAGATTATTGGTACCTACATGTCTTGCTTTATCGGAATCTATGTGGAATTCCTCGAATTTACCCTTTGATTTTAATATGGGTGCAACACTTTTTGGGTTTTTAGCGTATAAAATGGCTTTTTATCAGATAGTTGCCGAGGAAATATTAATAGACAACGAAGACCTAAGTGAGATTGATACTATGTAATTATTCAAAAATAAAAATAAAAAATGTCTGTCTTTTATCAATTGTTAAAAAATACCACTGAACTTGAGCAGGTCACGGAAATGGATGATCTTTTGTCCACCGTTGCGAGTGATGGGAAACTGGATATGGAAATTTGGGGTCTTAAACCCGAACGTGATTTCCCTATTGAGTGTAACCCTAAAAAATTTAATTATATCGGGTATATCGGTTTAAGTAAAAATGAAGACCGTGATGATATTCGATACATCGAGTTTTTCCACGAAAATAAAGGGTGTAGTGGCATTATTGAACCGTTTATTGATATGGTTTCGGAAAGGTTATCTACGGATAAAAAGGATATGATTCTTATTCCTCGAGTTGTTCGTAGTAATAAGAGTGATTTCTGGACTAAATATTTGAGTAAATATTTTACCGATATTAAATCGGGTGAAAAATTTATCACGAAAAATAAAATAGCTCACCAAGATTTACGTTGGAGTGAGCTTACAAAAACTTTACCTTCTAAGCCCGAAACTATGAGTGAAGATTCGCAAAACACTATGGTTAACTAATATTTAATCTTACTTAAACAATTAGACTTTTAATATTATATATACAAATACAATGCCTTACCTTACACAAGAATTATTAAAAAACTGTACGTCCCTCATTAAACTTAACAATTACGATGATCTATGCTCCGAACTCTGTGGTTATAAATCCGAGGTTTATGGTTTAAGAGCGGAATTTGGATACCCGGAACATTTAATTACAAAAAATAATAGAAAATACGTTGCATATATGGGTATTCATAAAAAAAAAGTAAAGACTTCTTACGGTGAAGCGCATTTCATCACCTTTTCTCACCAACCTAAAAATTATAGTTTAAAAAATGAATTTGACATTTTAAGTTACATGTATAACATTTACATCGAGGAAAAATCGGAGGAATTATCTGAAAATACAGAGTCTAATGTTGAAATTTTTCCATATACTATAACTAAAGATAAACTTGGTTATTGGAGATGGCTATTTGAAAATGATTGGGGTGTTTCTGATAAGATTGATTTAGATAATTTAATCGATGATTATGAAATTCAAGGGTATGTTAAATGGGAAAAACTTTATAATATTTTACCCGAAAATATTGATGATGAGGGTATTCAAGAATCCGATAACGAAGAAGAAGAAATCGATAGTGATGAAGAAGAAACGGATGACGAGATCGAAGAAGGTGAAATTTTGAGTGAATATGAAGCTTAAGTCAAATTAAAATCAAAAATAAACTAAACTAAACTACATTAAAAATGCGCCCGAATTGTCCTTATGAAAAATGTTATTGTAGAGCCGGTAAAAACGGTTTCTGTTTAAAACATAAAGAAATCGGTGAAGCTGTGGAGGCTTTGCTTTTACTTTCAAAGAGTATAATTAAAAAATAAAATATAGTATTTATTAATAATGTCAAGTGACAACCCACTTCACAAAATAATGACATTTATAGACGATCACTCGGAAAGTATACCCGAAGGTGATTATTTAGACATGTGTAATAAACTAAGAGATGTATATATAAATGATCAAACAAATACACGTAATCGTAACCGCGTACTACCTCGTAGTTTACAAAATAATCCATACGACTCTATATATGAAAGGTGTATGATACTCGTTAGAAAAAGAAAAGAACTTAAAAATTTATTGAAACAATTAAAAATAAGACGCCGTGTAACTTCTCGTTTTAAAATAGAAGCACTAACTGCGTATTGTAGTGCCTTAAATTTACCATTATATACTACTATAGAGGAATTACAAAGTATTGGTCACGCTCCTAATAGTCAAGAGTTTTTCGCGGATTATATGCGTTTAGTTAATGAACATTCTAGAGGTTTACAGAATGGGTACATTGTAGAATTAGATAACATTGAATTGGAAATGGAAAACATTTGTAATTTTATGAATGCAAATAATAGAATTATAGACGCATTTTATGAAATAAACGTGGATATACCAAACCTTAGTTGATTTTATATATTATTTTTTTCTAAGATATTAAAAATGGACGAACTTACAAATTTAATGCGTTTGATTGACTTGAATTCCGAGATAATACCTGAAGGAAATTATCTCGAAATGTGCAACTCGATAAAAAAAGTACACGAAAGTCTTTCGAATCCAAATTCAAATTCCGATTCTGAATCCGATGACGATGGTATTGGAAATTTCATGATGAGAGAAGTAATGCGTGATGGTACGTTTCCGTCACCTGTACCATTTTCGACCGAAAATAGAAATAGGACGAGATATTATGAAGAAAACGAGGAAAGCGACGACGATATCGTTCTTACCGCAGATGCAGATGAAAGAGAACAATTGTTAAATTATGTTAACTCTATAATAATACCGCCTATAAATGTTCCTCGAGAGTTTAATGAAATGGACAGAAGACGAAGTGTAAACCGCGAATTTGACGAAGCTGAGTTACGAAGATTGGGCGAAAGAATAATACGAACACAGAGAACTATACGTAACACGAAACCAAAACAGAGAATTACTGTAAACGTTCGTAAAGAAGCTGTGAAAAAACGCGCCGAAGAACTTGGTATACGATTATCGAGATATACTATTGGTAATCTTTTAGATAAAGGACACAATGTAGGGAATGAACGAGAATTTTACAAATCCTACCTTGTACAGTATAACGAGGAAATTGAACATAAACTGAAAGATTTAAACGACGAATTAATTGAACTTCTTAGGGATAAAGATGCTCTTTTAGAAGATATGAATTCTAACTTAGACTAAACTATTTATTTAAATATAATTTTACACCATTTTTCATTGATATTACCGAAAGGTGAGTATTCAAACAATAAATGTATCAGCGCACCCGCAATAATTAAAACACCCGTACCTTTATACACAAATTTCATAAGACCCATGACCAAAAGTTGTAACATCAAACCGATAAAAAGCGCTTCTGTGAGAACTGTAGTAACAGGCCGAATATTCATTTATAGTATGGTAATATTTTTTATATTTTTATAGTATAAAAAATAACAACATGAATCGTAACCAATTATTGAACGCATCTCCAATGATAATCTTTTCCATTCTTATAGTGGCTGCTGGTATATTCGCCGCGGTTTACTTATCCAAGGAAAAGCCAAAACCTACACCTACTGAGGAAGAAAAACCGGAAAAATCGGAATAAAAAAAATAGTAATAATTATCTCGTGATATATAAAATGATACTTCTTATAGTTCTTATCATTCTATTTATCATTTTACTTTGGTGTAAGTATCGACTTTCTACAGAAGAAAAGTATACGATAAATTCACTCGGTATTAATTGGAGAAACAAGGCGGGTGTTTCCGAAACCGTGAATAAATGGATCTTGGTTTTATACGATAAAGAAGGTACTAATATACACCAAACCGAGGATAATTCACCTAAGAGCCTTCAAAACTTCATGGACGTGAGTTTGAATGCCATTGAAAATAAAAAGTTTGATTCTAGAATTATAGGTACCAATACACTTAGCGTGTATTATAATAATATAAGTGACGAGACGAAAGTTTATTCAGGGGAAGTTTCATTAGATTCAAACGATTTTACCGCATCAGTATTCGGTATAACGACAAAAGATTCTGATATACCAACGTGGGGTGAATTGAAAGGTCCCGCAGAAACACTCGACGAAATACTTGGTTCGGATGATGCTAAAGTATACGCGTACCCGAAAGGTGGTACAAAAGATCTATACAAATGTATTAATACGAACGCGTGTGATATATACAATTCTATGTGGTGGGTACGAAAAACCTGTTTTGTACAAGAACTCGGATTTGAAAAAACGGGTTATACCGGTTATTTTTACCCGTATTTTCCAGGTTTGGTGGAAACTACTCATAAGTACTTCGGTGTGAAACCGTCAAAAGAAGTGAAAATGACGTGTAAAGACGATTGTAGTCTCAAAGCACAAAAATTTTATTTGGAAAAACCTGAAGGTGTTACGGATACAGATACAGTCAAATACGGACAATTCGTGTACATAGATACTAACGGTGATAAAAATTACTTATACGTATCTGAAAATGATAAATTAAAAGTCGCAAAATTATCTGATATTAGCGGTACATCTAGTACGATATTCGAGTTTAGGTACTCTAAGGATTGCGAATCGTATTGGGAAAATCTTAAGAAAGATGGAGGATGGAAATTCGGATCTGAAGTATACGATTGTGGACCCGATAATAATCCGGATATACACAATTGTCAATATTGGTTCCACAAGCGTGTAGATGCGGTTGGTAATGGCGAAGCTTGTCCTTCCGATATGAAACAAAACAGTCACATTATAAAAACACAATGGCCTAAGGAAACAACAATTCTTAACCTGAACGAAAAATACCCAGAGTACCTCGAAACAACATATCCGACCATTAGTACTATTAATATCGACCCAAACAAAAACGAAATAATAGGAATTAACCCACACTATTATAAGAAACAATACGATGATCTAAATGATTTGTATAATAATGCTAAGGCGATACAAGATACAAAAACTGAAATATCCACGGGTTTTAAATGGTTTTTTTACGATAAACATTTGAAAAATAAAAGCGCGTTTAGTGGTCAAACACCTTCGCGAAGTGGTGAGGGTATTACAGATTTATCGTGGAAGAATATCATAAAAGAATTGGGTATTAGTGGAACACCTGGTAATCAAGTAAAAGCACCACGAAAACGTATAACCGGTGGTGTCGCTGGAAATTACGGATCTAACTATTCTATACATTTTACGGGAACGTATGTACCAAAAAAATCTGGTACTTACGAGTTTCAAACAACGTCGGATGATATGAGTTTTTTGTATATCGATGACGAATTGATTGTTGATAATGGTGGTCTTCATTGGTTCGTGGAAAAACAGGGTAAGAAGACTCTTACAGAGGGTAAATCATATAAGATCGATATATATTTTAGTGAAAAGGGTGGTGACGATGGTATAGACGTTGAAATTAAATACCCAGGTGATGGTAATTGGAGTCACATTTTCGATGTTACTACTTTAAAAAATGTTTCCGATTTTACTACTTTAAAAAATGTTCGGTACGTATGGTTCGGGTACGAAGGTTCTGATTGGGACTGGAGAACTCTGGACATATCACAAATAAAAGTGTTTACACCCGAGATGGAGGCCTCAGATGGGGAAATGATAAAAACTGGTAGTCTTGCTCCGGGTTTGCTGGGAGAACGTGGGATTCAGGGCATTGTGGACGGTTTCGGTGATGACAAAGTCGAGGTTAGTAGTCAAAACTCCGAACAAAACACGACTCCAAAAAAACTATTTGATGGTAATCGGTGGCGTGGTATTGCACGTACTAAAGCTGATGGAACAAATTGGTTTAGAATCGATTTGGGAAAAGAGTACTCGGCGATAGAGAAGGTTGTGGTATACAATATAAATGATTATTGTTGCCACGATAAATGGGCGGGATCGTTTGTTAAGTTATTGGATTCTGATAAAAATTTAATTGTAAGATCAAACGAAACATTACCAACTAATAGGACAGACGCGAAAAATTATACCGAAGACTACTACGAAGACGGTGAATATATGGCTAGAGTTAAAACATTTACATTCGGTAATTTTTTTAATGATTCTCAAACTTCCTCTTCCTCTACTCCCGCTACTTACACTAAAAAAACTAGTACCGTGTTATGGTCAAACAAGGGTTTAGATATAAACAGTAGTGATGGTACAGATGCTGGTACAAACGCCTCCGTAAGCAGATTCTACGGAACTGTAGATGAATGTAAAACAAAGTGTGATTCATTCCCAAAATGTAAAGGTTTTACATATTACAGTAACGGTAAAAGTTGCTGGTTGAAAAGTTCTAACGATTTAAATGACACAAGTTCTACTAATTCTAATTTCGATTTTTACTATATGTAGTTAATTAAAAGATTAAAAATTAAACTTAAACATGTATACGCTTTTCTTTCAGGGGGTGTACACGTATTGAAAATAAAATATGTATATACTAATAGTAATGAATAGTCTTCTTAGTAATTTGGGACCGAGATATTCTCGACGTAATGGTACGACACCTATTGTATTAGGTTTCCTTTTACTTATTATCGCAATAGCGGTAGCAACTTATTTTATAACACGCGATGACGATGACGGTAAGGACAAAAAAGACAAAAACGAAGGCGAAACTGTACCTACTATTGGCAACATTAGTATTAAACGAACACTTAACCCCGATTCCTCGAATTCCTCCGAATCCGGTACGGAAACGTACGAAATAGGCGGGGGTAAAACCGAAACGTACCAAATCGAGTATGCGCAAGGAGATAATAGTGAAGATAATACATATATTATATTATCTAAAAACGTTTCGATCGATATTTCATGGACGAATAATTTAGGTTTTGACGACGTATATAAACTCGATATTGAACACTGGGTGAGTACGCTCGCTGATGATACTGATGATAAAATTCCCGAAAGCCGAACACCTGATGATATATATACTATATATAGGTATCAGGGTCAAGGAAAATCAGGTACTGAAATACCTGCTAATGCTAAATTTTTTACAGATTTTTACAATGATACAACAGATCCTTTAAGTCATACATTTCGAGGTGATGGTGAAACATATACTTTTGTCGGAAGAAATACGTTTAGGATAAAGGCGTATTATAGGAATACTTCCGGATATTTATATCACGGTAAACTAGCAAAGACTAGTACCGATGTTGTCGAAATCGAGGAATCCCAATTATTAGCGACGACCGCAAGTGGTTGGGTTGCCACTACAAGGGTATATAATCCTATTCAAAGTGGTTTTCAATTGGGACAAGCTATTATAGCTGATCAGGAGTATTACGCGTCGACTCAGACGGATACGACCACGACTAAAAGATACGATATTCATGGGTCTTCCAAAAACCAAACTCAAATAAAGCCTTTTACACTGGTAAGAGCATCTGATTCAACTAATAACGAGTTTTACTTTAAATTCGATGACAATGAATATTTAAGTTACTGTGAACCTTTGGATGGTTATAGTGAAATTGTTGACATTGACTTATGTATTGAAGATGAAGCTAACCGAAAAGTTATATCACTCATTCAAAGTCCTAATGATGATAGTGATAATAATGGTCATGATGAGCGTCATTTTCGTTTGGAAATTACAAAAGGTGGTGTAAAATATTATATAGTGATTGTTAATAATAAAGCTGTTATAAGAAAATTATCTGACATAGACGAAGAAGGAATCTATAAATCAATAGATTGGTATTTTACACTCGATAATCGAACCCATCACTCGTCTGGACAGCATGGGTGTCCCGATGGGCAAATACCCTTAGTCGGCCCCGGACTTAGTGGTTGTGTTGACGATCCATTTGGCGGGTAGTTGGTAGTTGGAGTTAAAGAAAACCTAAGTGAAAGTGTATAAAAAATAAAATTAAATAATAAATAAACAAAATATGTCCGATTCTATTGAAAATGTTCTCGTTGAACTTATGCGAGCTAACAATACGCACATTGATAAAAGTAATAAATCTCAACTTGTCACCAACGACCTTGTAAAATCTCTTGTTGACAAGTTTGGTAAACTCATGGTACAAAATGAGGAACTT